TTTTGGTGGAGGTGTCGGGAGTCGAACCCGAGTCCTAAATATTTCCAATATAACGTCATTCACAAGGTTAGTCAGTTTGCGAACTCTGACAAACTCACACCGCGCACTATCAAGTTTGTCCTATGGGTCCTACTTGAAAAAACCACTTGACCGTCTACCCTCCGAAGAGGACCATCAACGGAACAGTCTTTGGATAACAAGGCTCTCATTATTCCCCGTGATTATGCCGCTAGGGCGTAATCAAAAGTAACGTTATCGTTAGCAATTAAAGTTTTGAATGTTTTTACTGTGCCACTCACACACCCTTGCACGTTATATTTTTAATACTCAGTCGATACCAGTTCACCCCCGTAAGTTAATTATTTCATCTATTAAATAGTCATAAGATTTTATAAATTTTGCTTCTTTCTTGCGCTTTAGAAAGGCTGCATTAGACATGCCTCCTACATCTTCATAAGGAGAAATATCAATCTGATGTATTTCTATATCATATTCTAATAGAGACTTAATTATTTTTAAAGCTTTTGTCTGCGCATCTAAATCCAAAGCAATATAAATTGGTGTGTCATTTTTAGCAATCTCTTGAAATAATTTTGAATCTTCCCTCAAAGTAGATCCCAATAATGGAACGGCGTTTTCTCCTGCCTTAATGGCATCGAACACACCCTCGACCAAAATCATATCCTCATCAAAATCTAGATATAACTCATTGAAAATAATGTCTTTTGATACTTTCGGATTTTGATATTTCTTCCAATCTCCTGAATAACTTCTTGCTATGAAATAATTTGCTTTTCCCGTCATTCCGAATGAGGGAATAATGATACGTCCTTCATATTCTCCATCCAAACAATAACCCATTTTCCATTTAATAATGTCTCGCTTTGTATAGCCTCGACTTTCCAAATAATTTAGAGGGTAGAGAGAGGTCTTAGGAAGCTTTCTGTTGGCAAGAGATATGAACTCTTTTGGTAACTCAAGTACTTGTTCTGGTTCTATTTCTTCTTTCCCAAACAAAGCTTCAGATAACGACTTTGTTTCAATCTCCTGTGTAAGTGACGCCCACTCTCTTCGTTGCTCAAATGTTCCATAACGACGAATAAGTCGATAAATGGAACGACCAGCATATTCACAAACCCAACATTTAAATACATCTTTATCAATATTAATTGAAAGCTTGTTTTTATGATGTTGACACTTGGGGCATTCAAATAGAAGCTCATTACCAGAACGATGAGAATAACCTAAAGCACTACTTAAAATCTTTAGCTTTTTTCCACTTGACATAAATACCCTGCATTTGCGATAACCCAGCTATCTGCTTTGTCGAAGCATTCAGGGCGCGGATTACCGTGCTTGGTATATACTATATCAACATCTGGCACATTGTCAAGCACAAATTTTATAACTTCTTGCTTTGCTTTGGTACCTTTCGGAATTTTAATCCCACATTTCTTGCGAGCAGATGTTGCAGCAATATATTCAGGCTCAATATTAAAAAAACTATAACACATCCAAGAAACAACGCCATTAAATTTAGAGAGTGTTGAAAGAGTCTTGGCAGAGGAAAAACCGGAGCGAAATGATTGGAGTGATTGTTCGATATAGATATGCGTTAACTTGTATTTATATACCATATCCTCAAGCTTTCCATGTATGACGCAGGCTTTTTTGAAAAAGTTCTTATATTTTCTAGTATCCCAAGCCTCATTATAAATTATATTACCATCATTATCAATAATGGTCGCACCTGTTATGCTGGTGCTTATATCTAAGCCTAGAATCATAACAAATATTCTATCATATATCAAGCTTAAGTTTAAAAGTTAAATCTCGATTCTCTGTTTTCTTTACGGGACGTGCAAGATTAGCAATTCCAATTAAATTATCATTATCATCATAGATGCCTATTTTTGTTATAAAAGTTTGTTTCTTAAAAGGTTCACCATAACACTGAAATGATGAAGAAACGGTATTTTTAACTTTATTATTTTCAACCTCATAAAATTGTGTGGAAGACGTTACATATTGGTGATGTTTGGCATCCACAACACCAGCGGACGAACTAGTATTGAACTCAATATAAGTAGGATTGTGACTATAGTTAAGTTCACCAGCTGGAGCGTGGCACATCATTGTCATGACAGATGTATTTTGAGAACCACTAAAATTGATTGAATAAGAAGATGATGGTGTTGAATCTGTTGAACGGCCAAAAGCATCCCATTGTGTCGGAATTGGAGAACCATCTTCAATATAATCTTCTTCGTGTGCTGAGAGGGGCCACGAGCCTGTCAACAACATTATTCCTTCTGGATATAACACAACACCACCGACCTTACCGTCATTGGTAGAAAGAGCACCCGATACTTGGTATAGGGCACCATCTCTATCTTTATCAACTAACTGTCCTATCGATGAACCTGATACAAAAAATTCTAATTTAACAGTCCCCTTTTTAATTTTAGACCCATAAAATATCGAAGGAATATTCAGCAACGTCATGCTTTGGTTGTTTTTGTCCCAATGAAAATCACCATAAGATGCAGAATAAGCATAATGAGGTGTCAAATATACTTTATCATTAAGTATATTTTTAAGTGCTTGGAGCTGTAAAGTGCCGGTAAGATTAGCTTGATCTGTCAACCCCCATCCAGGAAAAGAGGTAGTAATGCTAGCTGTCATGGGATACGAACCATTAATTTCCGTACCATAATCGTCTTTCATATAATCCGTAAATTGCTGCTCTACGGGAGTATCACTAGTATAATCATATTTAAAAGAAGTCAACGTCGAATCTTTCAGCATAAAAGGATAAATTAAATTATCCGGTGCCCGATTGACATTCAATTCATATAGATTAGCATATCCCGTGGGATTATTGGAATTGACTAAGGTTTGATCTTGATTTTGATAATATACTTTGGTACCATATATATAAAAACTTACTTCCGGATAAGTGGTTATGGTGTTTCGAAATAAATCATTTTTACCAAATTTATAATACGGCATTCCATAACACCTAGTAGTCCAATCGTACTCTTAAAGTTAACTCTGTATCAGGGCTCTTCTTCAAAGGTTCGGAAACTTTAGCAACGGCTAAAAGTTCATTCTTTGCCGAATACAAACCAACTGTAGTCATATAACTAACCGGTAGATCATTTGCAACATCTTTAACGACAATCTGGCTGGCAGATGTATAAGTAGGATTGGAACTATAGTTAAATTCATTATTGTTAAGACGACAAAAATAAACAGTTGAGTTTAGTTCAGTGGTATTAGTATATTGAATATTATAAATTCGGTGTCGTATTTCATTACAAATTGCGAGAGTACTCGAACCGGTCAATATAGCATCGATAGTTGAACCAGTAAAGTTCATCTCTGCGCTAGAGGAGAGAAGTGAACCAAATACAGAAGCCGTAATTGCTGCAATACCTGCTTGATAAAATACCACTCCACCTTTTGCATCACCATCAGATCCGCTCAAAGGTTCCCCAGCGGTATTTGTACAATAAAGGGTACCATATTGACCAATCGCACCATTAACAAAATATCCATTGGAACCCAATTTATCGGTTAACTTAATTCGATCAAGAAATGGAGTAGCGTATGCCCCAGTAACACCTAATTCAATATTAACAGATCCTTTTTTAATTTCATCCTTGGTCAATAATCTAGCAAAATTAACAAAAATAACCTCATTCATTTTGTTAGCAGAATCTACCAAAATTCCATCGCTATCAAATCTTTCAATATTGCTGTTTACATCATAGCCCATCAAGACCTGTGCCATTTGATTATACATGTTAATTTTGTTTTTTCTATCTGTATTGTTTTGTGGGGTTGAGCCCGATAAGCTAGAAGTTGAATGATAACCAGCAGTTAAATCAAATATATGATTGGCTGATGAACTCAAATAAGGATAATCGTACACAGATTGAAACATTCCATGAGAATAATTCTTAATATTATCACCAGAAGAATAAGTTCCTGAAACTAATGAACCGGTAATTGGAATCGATTCATATAGAAGCGATCTGACGGTTGTTTTATCTCCGGGAAGAAGTGCTTTAAAAAAATCTTTTGCCATTTTATAATCCTATTTTAAACTTTCTTGATATATCTAATGGGTATATCCAAGCGATACCCAGTTGTAACGCCTGTTACCCTAGCAATTGAATCAATAATCTTGAATGTAAACGCGCTATAGTCCTCGCCGCTTAATGATAAATCAGTTTTTGTACTACCTAATTTATCAAAAAGTGTAGTGGAGGTTGCTATATTAGTTGATGCTCGAATTGCAAACATTAGGCGTGTGCCAAGAGGACCCAAAATAGCAGACTTTGTTGCTGTTGGATTTTGAGTAGAAGCAGGAGCAATCTTCGTCACATATTGCGAACCATGAACATAATAATTTGCAATTCTATCATCATCAACAAAATTTACCGGTGCTAGTGTTTGGGTAGTCTTAGACGGAGCTGTCTGAAGTTGTCCTAACCTATCATCTAATTGGATAAGGTATTGAGTTTCTGTTAAATCAGCATCCAATGGAGTACTTTGTGGAATTTTAATCGTATCCAACCCTTGATCAATGACAATCATCGAGGTATTTTTAGGAGCATCAGTAGTACCATCACCGCGTATAACGCCGGGACGGATGTAAAGCTGACGAACACTAGTATTTGTTGCAGAAGCTGCTGCTAATGTTTTTGAGGTATCTAAATCAGCAGTTACATATATTACATTATCGGTACTCAAAACGGCACTTGTCGAAGTAACCAATTTGCTATTAACAGTACCATTAACTAATTTTAAAATTGGTAAAAATAGAAGATCATTTCTAGCAATCGTAACTAATTTGGATCTAATTTGTGCACCGTTATCAGTAAAAGCTTCCAGAACAGGTGTCTTGAGAATATCTATATCTCTTAGAGAGGTTACTTTACTAAGATCATATTTGCCATAATCAATTTCATCGTCGCCTACAGTGAACTTTGCAATCCTAAAAGAACCGTCACCTCTTGCCATCCTTTCGCGTCCTAAATCAGTCAGAACGGCGTCTAAAATTATATCGCCGGAATTATCTAAAAAACCCATTTGAGTACTCCATTATGTACAGATTTTAATATAAATAGTGTTTACTATTTAAATAGTTACAAGTTACATTTGTTTTGTTTGGTATGTTGGATGTAAAAAATTTGTCGGTCAATCGTTTGAGTCCCCCGGTACCGGAACAAATATCTTCGGCGTGGCTTGTAATAATTTCGCGGTGGCAGAGGCTTCGGGAGTATAGTCGGTCATAACTCCGGTGATTTTTTTGCATTCGGCTGGATCAAGCGTTTTAGTATTATCAACATATGCTGGCTTCTGGACTCCCAATATAATATCTACTTTTTTGCCGGTATGTTTGGACTTGATTCTTATTCTAAAACGACCGTGGCTTCCGTAAGATACTGCTCCCTCAGTAGTATAGGGCGTTGTCCACATGGAGGATTTTTTAATCCCCAACATGGTATTTAAATAAGTAATGCCGGGATAATCGAGGGGAGTTTCACCTTGGGTACCCAGTAAAAAATCTTTAATAGAATGATAAGCAGCATTGCCAGTTGAATCATCCCAATAATCAAGTCCCCCATTTGTTGCAGTGTTGATATCCACAACGGTTTGTTCCAACGTTGGTCTTATCATTAGGTATTTTTTAAATGATTTTGTGGGAATGTGATCTTTTATCCGTTGTTGAGTTTTGAAATATTCTTTTGGCTGGACTTCCATGTCTAGATAAACATTATCTCTACTTTTAATCAATTTAACACGGTATACATCAGTGGGATTGGACCAGCCACGGTGGTACCCGGCGAAAGAACCGGCTGGGAACAACGACGCGTCGTTGCTTGGTGAATAGACAGGTGCGTCCAGTGCTCTGAAGATATAATAATAGTTAATATTTGGCTTAACATCATCGACAAGAATAGTCTCACAACTACGATCTAAAGTAACTTTTCTGGCTAAAGCAGGATTACCAAAATCAAAATAATTACGTGGACCAAATGGCATATCTTCTTCTGAAATCCTATAAATCTCAAAATGGGTAACATCGTTATATTCACTCTTAAACAGAATTTTAGCGGGGGCCAAAGAAGTCTTATTGGGGTCGATAAGCCATGCAGTTGAATCTACATCGTGGGAATATTGAGCATCCTGATATACAGTATTTTGTTCGTTGCGAGTCACACCTTGTGGCCAATCGTAATATTCGTCTGCAGCTGCTTGCAAAGCAATATATAATTTATTTGGTACAGCCCGATAAGGAACAATATTTACACCAGGAGTAACTGGAGGAGCATCAATAATGGTTACGGCGTGTTCTGCAGCTGGCGGTGGTGGAGGCTCTTGCGGAAGCTCTTCAGCGATTTCGGGATCGGGGGAGGGTGGCGGCGGGGTGTCGTCGCCTGTGGGGGCAGCGCCTCCCACAGCGGACCCAAGTCTAACCGGAATTCTTGCTAATTTCTGGGAAGGAATTAAATGTACATCCAGTCGAATCTCTGCATTGCCTTTGGTATAATAAACCCAGTCTTCCTTCGCCTCACCCGTTGGAGACGTGATTCCTCTTTGAGTTCCAGTAGCGCCGGGGCGGGCTTCACACCCTTCATCCATCTCATCAGTACAAACTCCCCCGCCTTCAGTATCACCTTCCACTCCACCAATCGTCTTGTCGGCATTTTTATCATAGAGTTGATGCTTGTCGCTCCAATCAAAATTTATATCTGAGATTTCATAATAATATCTATTACCTAGCACAAATTGATATGCAAAAATTTCATAAACATATGTATGTCCTGGTAATACTTGTGTATCGATAAAATTAATTTCATTCTGTGTAGAAGGCGAAGAAGCATCGGGATCTGTTGTTATTGGAAGAAGAAAATTTTGTAGATGAATTTTCTGACCACTGACTGTCTTAAATTTCTTAATTTCATAATAAACTATCTCAGAGTAACACATATTTCCATGCACTATGTCAGTAAAATTCCTCATCTTCAATGCATTTAATCCAGACAATCCTGATTGATAGGCTTCAGAATCGCCCGTTGAGTATAGATATAGCATTGCTTCGCCACCACTAACTGAATATATGTAAGTAGATAGATCTAAGCTAGGATGAGCATCGGGAAGATCTGCATTAAAATAATCAACATTATACATGACCATCCAAAAATCTTGATAAGCCTGGACTTGAATTTTTTCGTTTATATATTGAGTAAAAGGTAGGGAAATTACAGGAGTGGTGGAGTCCCAGTTATTTGGCGTAGTATTGAAGGAATCGCCATCACTATAATTCTCAAACGCAGATTTATTAGCGGTGACGCTCTGTCCGCCCCACGTAGAGTTCGCGTTGATTTTCTTATGAGAATTAATCACAAATGCTTCTGTATAATGGGTATCTTGAAGTAAATTTGAAAACTCACTCTTATAATTTCCTACTGGGGTGGTGATATTGATTTGTACATAATTCGGAAAATATTCCTTAAGTTCATTAATATCAGATTTATTTCTTAAAGCCTCTGGAGATAAAGTAATTACTTTATTCTTCTTGGCTGCCATGGCCAATTCAGCATCACCAATAACATTATCAAAATCACCATTAAAAGTATTCGCCCATTGTTCGAAATATGTGTTAAGCCCGCTGGGAGCATTATCGTCAGCAATAGGAGATGGAAGTGTCGACCCCATGGTGGATCTTAATAAATTGTCTATATTGTTATCCAATGTTGAGTGTATAAATTCAATTTTCCTATATTGAATAACTGAGTCTGGCAAGTAGGGTGTCGATGACTCCTCTACTATAAAGTGAAAATTAGGCATATATAGTTCAAATGGAATATCAGTATTTGGGCTAGTTGTATATTTACCATATATGCCAAGAATCATAGCAGTCCAATCGTTTAAAACAGGCATGCCCCCAATATTCTTATTCGTAGTCGTAGAAATATTATAAATTGCTTGCGTCTCGATAGCATCTTCAGAAGTAGTATCTAATATAACATCTAAGGGACTGAAATAATGATCTACATAAGAAACTTTATAAGGATCATTTGTGGGATTATTTACTGTATCTAAATTAAAACCCAACTTTTGTGGCGTAAATTGAGTAAAAGCATCGGTATTCGGAGCTAGGTTGGGGACGATTGCTATGTCATAATCTATTGGCCAATTGACGCCACTTCCAACAGAGTAATTCTCGAACTCTTCCGGTGCGAACCCGGTTGGGGCTCCACACTTCCCCGTAAAGAAATCTGGACCCTCTATCTGATACGCGGCAATACCCGCGTATCCTATTTCTTCTTTAAGTCCAGGGTGATAACTACCTACAACCTCATTATTGAATAAATAATTTAAAACCCAATTTCGAAATGCATCTGGATCACCGACCATATATGGAATACCAAGTTCTTCTGCTTCCTCGTGGGGTTGGTCACCTTTGTAAGACCACCCATTTAATTGATTTTCAGTAAAATAACCCTTGCAGTGACTTATAAGCAAAGAATCATAATAAGGAAATACATCTGAAGATCCAAAGCCAGCTGGGCTTGGCACATCGCCTGTGGATGAAACGTTGTCATTGAGGTCTTTCACCGTTGGGTAATTCCACTGAAAAAGTTCACTTAACAAATCTTCACTAAAAAATAAGCGAAAAGTTTGAACCCAGCCATCATTACCTTCCGGCTGAAGAGTACCCATCTTGGGCACCATTTTAAAGGGAGGTTGCACCCATATATTATCTGCCAGGGGTACCGGGTCCATACTTGAAGCAAAACTATACTTATCATTAAGCCAAATATTTTCGCCAACGCCGTCGCCAAAGACTGGGTTGTTCCAAATATTTATAACATCTACATATTCCGGTTGTGTGGTCGCAGTTGAGGGTATCAGACTTTTGAAATTTATAGTGTAGGGATCAAAAAGATAGAATCCAAGATGATATCTAAATAAATCAAAACCTCCATAAAAAAGACTTTTCATAAACTCTTTGTTATTGACACCGGTTTGGAAATTAGGAATAGAAAATATATATCCTGCGGAGTCCGTCGAGCCGCCGAATGTACCACTTGCATCATACCAGCTGGCATATGCCTGACCTATCGAAACATTATTATATAATTTATCCCAATAATCATTGTGTGGGGAATTTGGTTGGAGCAGATCGACCGCTATAGTACTCAGAAGATAGGGAATATACTGAGTCGTATACAAATCCACATATTTTGTAGATGATGTAGATGTTTGCTCAAACGTTGATCCCAAGGAAATCTCGTCGAGTCCATAAATATCTTCTTCGGACGACGCGGTACCGGCACCTTTTGAAGATGTTGCATCGCCTTTTTGAGTGCCTGTGTCTATAAAATCTAATGGCATAATTTCTAATATCCTCCTGGCATCTTGGTCGTTGGAGAGGAAGTTTTTTGTGCAGAAGCTTTAGTTTTTAAAGAGGTTTTTTTATTTGCTATTATTAACCTATTTGGATTTTTTTCTATAAAGACATTTAATGCATATTTTGTTTTTTTCATAGTAAAATTAGTTTTGGGGGGCGGGCCCATAATTTTTTCGACACTAGGCTTGATGAATTTATAAAAATCTTGCGAATATTTTTGAGTTATATCCGTTATTTTATAAAGTTTTTTCTGGGACGGAGATTTTGTATTCATAAACCCAGGTGGTAAAATTCTATTAACTGAATTGGAAGGCTGAATTATGAAATATTTATCAATAATAGGTAAATCAATATATTCATTGCGTATTTGGTTAATCTTCGAATCGTATCTGCGTACAAGACGACAAAATAAAGCGCTGCCGGCTGCCATAAGATTCTCATATGCTTCATTTCGTAATGGTAACCACTCATCTCCATTTAAGGAACTATATTTAGCTAAAAACTGTACTTCTACCATATTATCATAATTAAAATAATAGATACCATAATCACTCAATTGTTGAACATTCCAATTCCTCAAATTAAAATCATTTTTTCTCATTGCTTTAATAAGTGCCGTATTGTTTGTACCTTTCTTAGTCGAACTAGAAGCTAAATTTGTATCAAAAGCCAACAATGCATTTATTATTTGAAGCGGTGTGTTTCTACCATATGTTAATCTCTGTCGTTGAGAAGCGTTTCTTGCTGAAGAAAATATAGCGGGTAAAGGTGTTTTTTTCCCAAGTACTTTACTATTCAAAATACCTCTAATTATAGAACTATTAGACATATTATTATTTTGAGCTAGTGATGCTTTATAATCATCCAGAGAAGTTATTCTATCCATTTGAGCGCCCTGTTCGATCTCCAAGGTGTTCCATGGCTTTTCTTGCGGTGGGCAAGATCGCTCCTCAAGAGAACCCACATCAACCAATGGTTCCTTAGTTGTCTGTGTTAAAATAGTATTATCTTCCACAGTGATAGAAGTTAGGTTGTCTACCATTCTCATATTCTGGATGTTTATATTATCAGTGGTTTCACGTACCTGCTGGAAATACAATACATCGAGCAAAGTCCGATATTGGTATTCTTTTGTATCATCATCGATGGAAAATGGTAACACACCCCTTTTGCCACCTAGATTGACCGACATGGGGGTCCAATATCTAGTTTGATTTTTCTTTATGGCAATCGAAGTATCGGGGATGTCTTTCAATGAATTCAAATCAAAAAACTTTCCAACTTCCCTGCTGCAGCGCAAAGAAAAATCTGGTTCGCTTATCATTTTAAAACTACCCGGTGAAGGTCTGCTAGCATCAATATATCCATAACCACCGCCATGAGGATTTGTAATCTCTGATTCTAAATTTTGTGAAAACTGAATAATAGTAGTTTGCATTGGACCAGAAGCATCATGAAAAATAGTTTGCTTCTCCACAAAATCTCTTCCATCAGCAGGGGTAACTTTTTTAAGGACTATAGCGCCATCTTCATTTACCTTATATTGCATTACTTGTTTGGTAGTTAAATTCAAATCCGTCATACGTCTCAAAGATGATAAGAGATCGTCGGCGGTCTTTTTTAGAAATTCAATTCCTTGCAGATTTCCGGTAGTAGAACTAGTTCTCATAAAAAGAGAAGCCTTTATAGCACTATAATTCAAAGGTTTCGAAGAGAAAAATACCAAAGCTTTAATCATGGCTTCCAAGAGGGGTTCCAAAATTGAATTATCAAAATTCTTCTTCGAGGAAAAAGTAGATCTTCCCTTCGCAGAATGAGTCCAATTGGTGAAAATAGAATATTTCTCCATAAAATTAAAAACAAGTTTTCTTCCATATAACACAGCACCATCTCTCACTCTTACTTTTACACTATAACGATATTTTGAATTATATGTCTTGTCTGCTGAAATTTCTTCTTTGAAAGAAATGATCTTCAACAGAGTACTTTCGGTATTTTTCTGGAATGAAAAATTTTTAATTTCTTTTAAATTCTCAGGATAAAGAGTAAAAATACTTTCTAGTGGTACCTCGCCAACCGCATTGGCGGCATCATTGGTTAAAATATAAGGTATTTCGCCAGGTTCAGTAGTGAGTTCGGGTGTGAGAGGGTTGGACAACCAATTATTATTCAAAATTTTATGACGAGTAACTTCTATAGATTCAAATTTGGTAAGGGCAAAGATCTCGGCAATTGCTGATGTGGGACCTTCACTAAGATTTCTTACCGCGTCGGAAAGCGAAGAATAGGTTTTCAGAAGATTCATTATATCTAATATCAATAAAGTATTAAAATTAAATTGGTCATCCATTGTCGTGAAGTCTGAACAGATAGGAGCAGTGGGGGACGCCGATATTTTTAATACAGAGCTACTTCTTTTATTATTAATCGCTTCTTGCAACAAGCCTATTTCTTCTTGAAAGGCGTATACGTCACCAAAATATTTCCAATTATCTGCATAGGTTTTCGTATTATCTTGTATTTTACCGTAGGGTATCGAAATTTCTCTCAATGATACATCCCGGTTTTCGGGTAGGATTCTAGAATCTCCGTGGTAGCGTCCTGGCATATATATATCACCCGGCATCCAGTGTGTAGCGCCAGTCCAAATACTCCCATCTGGGAGCGCCCACAAACTTCCATTTAAAATGGCTTTTCCTCTACTATATGCAATTGCAAAATCATAAGAATAATAATCATATAATAAGCATTTTTCTGGGTTCTTTGGATCCACATAATTTGCAATATTTAATTTTCTCTTCGAGCTACCAGCGTTTATTAATTTTATCGTTGAGTTGGTATACTGTCTACGTTCCAATTGTGTATTTTCTGTAATATTTTTGTAGGCCATGGCTAAAAAAGAAACAGAATGGGGCTTCTCCTTGGTGCTAATAAATTCAATAGAAGGTACCTTGAGTGTCCATATTTTTGGACCATTTTGGGGAGTCACGACTCTCACTTCGGTCTTACCCAATAGTTCATTGAAGGAAAAAATTTGTATTACTGAATCCGGACCACTTGGGTCAGTTTGCAAAATTAAATCACTAGCTATAGGACGAAAATTAACTGCTTGAAAAGCATTAAGCATATTAAGCAATTCTTTTTCATTCTTTCTGATGTCGAACATCATAATAGCAATATTAAAATTTGATTGTTTTATCTTCGTTGAACCGGTCAGGGTTCCTTGAATTTCTACATCGACACTATATTTAAAATTGCTATTGTCACTATCGATAGTAACTTTGGTTATTATTGGGTTTGGAAGTAGAAATGAATTCAGAGCTGCGCCGGTATTTAAAGTTTTCAATCGCACGCCTCCGTGGGTTCATCCGGCATATCATATGGATCCCTGTCAGGAGAAAGTTCTATATTTTTACAATCAAACATTTGTTTGTCTAAATAACTAAATGTTGTCTCATCTTTACTCATTGCTTTGCAAAAAATTTCATCCGGTATACTTTCATCTACCAATACATCAAAAAAGTATTCTACAAATCTTTTACCGTAAACTTCGCCATAATCAGCGATTCCCTCGGCGTCTTCATCACCCATTTTCGAGGCATAATCAGCTCCAAGCCAATCCTCGCTCTTTTCTTCTCCAAAGGGAAAATCTTGTGGATTATCGCCACTCAGCACCGCATCCATTGGAATTTTTGTATTATCAAAAAATAATCTCTTTTCTTGAGGGTTAAAAGAAGGATCCACCCATGGGGTCGAATTGGGCACAGCTAACATGTCATCAATACGGTAAACTTCTATTTCAAAATTTTCTTTAAAAAATCGAGTATTTTCTTCTTCTATTCTCAAAAAAAGATAATCATCAATAACTTGTATATATGTCCCATCTAAGCTTACAGTCGATGTATTTAGGTCCTCCATAGAAGTACCCACTTCTTCAATGGATATAGAGCCCAAAGGATCGTTGAGATCATAATCAGCTTCTACCGCATCAAGTGTAGTTGTTTTTTCAATATTAATTTTGTATTCTAAATCTACATCCAGTTGATATATATCTTCCCCCATCGATCCAGTTACTGCGGTGGAGCCTGTGAGGGGAGCCTTTAAAAATTTTATATCCCATCTAGGAAGCGCATCCCCAGTATTAAAACCCATATTTCCAAGTGGACCATAGAGTGTGTACGTTCTATTTATTGGAACTTGGCTTAAAATAGGAGCTGATGTCGGTGATAGACCAAGCATATCATCAAAAAAATCTGAATCTGCAAATAATTGTGACGCCCCCAGAAAGGAAAGATAGCTCCAAGCTTGGAATATATCATAATGAGCCATAGGATCAGCAGTTCCATATGCATCCCTGTGAATCATGTCCTCGACAGAATATTTTACTCTTCTTGCTTGTAGGCGTGGGACATCTTGAATTCGAGCTTCAATTTCGTTTTGTGTTTCTCCATTAATACCAGCCCACCTACCATCATAAAGAACATCATCATCAAAGAAACAATATCGTGATGGTTTAAACGCACCAAGTTGCAGTAATCTGGTACCAGTTGGTGTTAACTGAATATCAATAACTTCTTCTTTTTGATCTAAAAATCTCATTTTTAATAATTACCGCCAGGTTTAGATGTTGGTGGAATTGGTAATGTCGAAGGAGGTGCACCTATCTTGGACAGATCGTTACCAACTGTCAAGTTGGCTAATTCCACCAAAGAACAATAATCATAAGGCCAATTATAAGAATAAGGTAGATCTTTTCCCAGTTCTCCCTGTTTGGAGAGTAATCTTTGATCATCACTTAAATCTTCAGTAATTGCAGTGTAATTATTTCTAGCGCGTTTTTTCACTTTAAACACCATCCATTTTAAGTTATTGAATGTATTAGTAATTATGTTATTACTTGAAATATTGCCCGCACAGTGCTTTAAGAATTCAGATAATAATTCGTTTGTTTTGGTGGGAATATTTAATGAAGAGTTTTGTTTAGTAACTTCTCTTGCACACGACGGCATCAGTCCTTGCCAAATATCTTGCAAATTCTCTCGCGTTAACTTTTGCTCAAATTCAAAAACAAACATTACGTAAGGTTGTGCTGTAGCATTATTGACAAAATCCATCTTAGGTGGAAAAACATATTTATGCATCTTATCTTTAAGGTCCTTTACACTCTTACCACTCTCTTCTCCAGTTTCGAATATTTTGAAAAAGTACCTTTTAGAGTCTGATCCTAGAGGAGATCCTATTACATAATCCATAATTTTCTTTGAGGGTTTTATATCCATAAAAGGAATGGCAACGATTGCTTCTGAAATCGTTTTCTCGTAATCCATGGGAAGCTTACCAATTTTCTTGCCCCCTGAGCTGTCCTCTACGCCGCTGGAGCCAAACATTAGATTTTTTAAATCTTCAACTCCGTCAGTAGCCATTTCTTTATCACTGGGTCCACTTAATTTCATTACCAAACCCTCTGAGGGCTTGGGAATGACTCCATAGTTATTCCACATGCCTCGCGGTTTGTATTCGTTGTCGTAAGTCTTAAATTCTAAAACAGGACACTCATATTTTGTTGAAATAACCATTTGTTCAAATTGTGAAATATCTTCGGCGTCTTCCATACCAACCAAATTACCATCTTTATCATATTGGGATTTCTCTAAAATCCTCTTCCCAAATAAGCTAACCGATGCGCTTATTTGCATCTTGTTTGCAATTGCTGGTGAAGTATTGTCAATATACGAACGAAAGGAAATGCTACCACTAGTAAAATTGGGAATATTTGTGTCCAAAGATGAGCTATATGAAGCCGTAATCGCATTAATAACCATATCTAAGGTGGGTGCTGTAGTGTCGTCGACTGTATTTGTATATTCCAAAATAGCGGTGGCTTTTCCATAATAATAAGGGGGAGTGTAAGGGGCATATGCCGGATCGCATTGATCGAAGCCTCCAAATCCACCGGTACCCAGGGTGCCGCTCCCCGTTAACTCTACACCAGCGGCAGAGAACTGAAAAGGTGGTCCAAAGACGCGTCCGTGGGAAGATGAAATTGGAGCGAGGGAAGACATGAAGTTCGTTTTTGATCCCTGTGACATTACGGATCCGGATAACTGTTCCAATTCTACTTTCATGCGGTATGTCTTGCCTGTCTCAAAGCTCACCTCTTTCATTGGTTTAGAAATAAAACTTGTTAATTTCCCATCTTTAAGAAAGAGATTAACTGATTCTGCCAAGAAATTATTTATTGCTAGTCGATATAGGTTGTTTTCAGTGCCGCCATCATACACACAATAATCATTAATTATAGAATTAGAGACACCATACATCCTTTCATTAACAGGCATTTTAGTAAAATCATGTATTGCATCAAATTGCAGACGATAATTATTAGAAAGCGAAATCCGTGGATATGCGCCAGGAATTCCGGATCCGAACGAGCTTTGGGGAGTAGAGCCAGTAAACATCGGCCAATCAACAGCAATACCCGATTTAATCGTATTATATAATATACCAGGCGCGAACAAAGGCTGTAAAAAACTTTGTAGTGCGGCTTCCGCCGAATGAGTCACAAAATCGCTATTGCCGCCTTTTATCGGATAATTAGTAGGAGCGGTAGATACGCCGGTTAAATGGGTTCCATAAGATTGAGAAAGCAGAGAAGCTATCTGGACAGTCCTTGTTACAGGATAAAATCCGTTATAAGGAAGCAACTTTTTATAACCTTCACATTTTAAAGTAATTGAAGATATATCTGTAAAAGATTTATGATCATTTAAAATAACATCAAAATCCTTAAGAAAATCACTAGTACTATATTCTTTAAAAAATTTCGTATTAAAAACATCTTGAATTTGGCTTGATGTAATACTAGCCCCATCTAAGTTCAAGAAATTTTTTGGAAGTGGCGCGTTAAAATCTTCTTTCTTATCAATAAGATAATAGGATAATAAATTAGAAATATTAAATTCTGGTATAATAGTAGAATTTTTAGCCACATATCTAAGATCTTCGGAATAAGATTCATAAGAATTATACCATGGGTTGATGCCTCGATCTGCTGCAGCTGTCCAGTTAACTTCATTACTCCCATATGTAGAAGCAATTGCTACGAAATCATCCGTACCGTGAAAACGAGGAAAAGCCTTGTAGCAATTAAACACTCCGGTGCTGACGACACCCGTAGAGTAGATGAAGCACTTGGAATGTATGGGACCCTTGTGGAGAACACCCCGAGAGCCCGTATTCCATACTCTGCTCGAACCATCGGTTTTCGCAATCTGGGGTCCATCCAATGGCCATACGCTGATCCCATCATTTTTCCAAACATAAAGAGAGTGGATCGCATTATTAAGGCAGATGTTATTAAAAATATCTGTTACCGGGACCTGACTGGCATCATTAGTAGCGTAAGTAAGATACGTTCGCAGGCGATCAGTCAGGCTATCCTTCCAAAACGTTCGTATATCGCTGCGCCCTAACCCATTGGTACTCATATTATCTACATCGGATGATTTCAATTCTGCATAATTGATTCTTCCTTTTGTTCCGGACAGAAATGTATTTTGTGTACGAGGATATATTTTGCGACTATATTTGACACTATTAAAAGAAACTCCAGGTGCAGTAAGGTAAAGATCAATAACGGTTCTATAATCTGCTGTTGCTAAATCATAAGAAGTTAGGTTAGACAGATTATCATCATTAAAATTGGCTATATAATTGACATCGTTATTAGCAAATGTTTGTACATTGTTGCAATAAGGTACGCTCAAGGTAATTTTCTGTGCACCATTGGGAGATAAGTCAGTCAAAGTAAATAGTAAACTCTTGTTGGCATCAATAGCAACCGGGTCGACAATATTCGCAATTTGCAATTCCCCTTTACGAAGATTGGAGGCAGGACCAATTGCCAATGCTTCTAAATTCTTATAAGATTCTCGCGTTATAACTGATAGTACACTATGTCTTTTTTGCCATCCTAAAACAGCTTGTGTCGACCATCCAGCATGACAAGCTAATTGTCTCCAAGTTGGATAACCATATACAAAACCAGCTTTTAGAAATCTTAGATTAATACCAGCGGCAACTTGGGAACTAATTAAACCAGATGGCGCTGATTGAGCTATTTTAACGGTATTGGTACTAAAATCAATTGGAATATAATATGTATTATTCATGCCAACAAAATCTTGATACATTCCATCGACACTGGCTTGTGATTTAGTTATAAACGTAGCACTTGATGTATTCAAAATAAAGCCAAGTAATGGGCTATTCTCTTCTAAAGAAGCTGTAATCCATGCATATTGCCTATCACTTTGCGGAATCTGATGTTGAACAAACCCATTGTCATAGAAAGATTGGGTTACTATTGTGGAGCCACTATAAACCATTCGACGGCGAGTATTTCTTTGTATTTTATGAAAAGAAGGTGCGCCAGTAAGTGCGTCATAACCACCCCACGAAGTATGGTCCCTCATTAATGCATTTAAAGGTTGAGTAGTTTGTAAAGTGCGAAATTCGTTATGAACATAACTTTGTGTCGATGTAAATTGGGTACCATTTGTTATTAAGCGAACTAAAGCATTCCGATAATTAAGATTATTGTATACCGAAAGCGATAACGAGAAAGGATCTAAATAACCATCCGACAATACTTGGGCAGAGCCGGGTGCAGAAAATCTACCGACAAAAGTAGATTGTGCCAACGCAGAACCAGTTCTTACTTGTATATTATAATCAAGATTTCCTGTTAAAAATAATACTTCCGCTGTCGTTTGTGTAAAGTTGACGCCGCCTTCATAATTATCCCGAAGCCACCCTTTTTGTGCAATTGCAGTTGTCGCTTGAACTATTTCATAATCTTTATTGTAATTTCCAAGAACACCAAAAGTTTGCTGGACTCCTCCAACAAAAGAAGATGTCTGAGATTTGATATTTTTGAATACAAAAGGACGTTTGGAAATTTCATCTCTATAATAGTTAGATCCAACCTGGGTAAGATCTCTTCTAGAAAGCGTCAAGGTACCAGTACCAACGGACATATTGTATAATTCACTTCTTTGTGATACATCTCCGAGAATATTATTATTATAAAGAGGTGTGTTGTGTCTATACGGATTTCCTCCGACATGGGTAGAAGCAAAAGGGCCCTGCAATGGCTGCTGAGTTTCTCTTCTGTAGAGATCAAGAAATTTCCTGTTTAATTCTGCTCCTGGAAAATAAGAATTTAAAGCAGTTTTGTATCCACTTTGTGCAGAAGAGGAATATATTCCAAAAGGTAGTAAACCTTCTCCAACACGATACGGACTCGTATTTGAATCATATGTAACTCCTATTCCAAAACGTCGTGTTGGTCCGTCAAAGAGATTTGGATCTTTATTACTTCTAGGATCGATGGCAAAATAATCAACTCTAGCGCTTCCGGAATCAACTACCACAGTTAAAGCTTGGGTGCCGTTACTGCCAGGGGCTCCGCGCTTAAGAGCAGAGCCAACAAAGCCAATATCATAATTGGAGAGACGTCCAATTGTTTCTATTCTACCAGCGGAAAAAGCAGAATATGCTCTTCCCATAGTAGGAGTTTGCAAAACATCTCCCCCTTCAACAAATTTATCCCAAATTGAAGCAGAATGTTGGTTTCTAAATGCTGCACGGAGTGCTTCCCTGTGATTGTCAATCACGCCACCATTATCAACAGAAATTACAGGATTGGTGGCTTCAGCTTGGAACTGCCAATACAGAGGATTATATTTTTGACCTTCTTGTGGATTTGCAATTTGGTTTGCAGAACCCAATATAGAAGTTGGGCTGCTAATAAAAATCCCGTCATTGCTCAAAAAATTAGCCAAATCTACTATTTTTGCTGGTTGTTGTGCAACTGCGGTACCCTGATCAAAATTTCTCATTGCCGTGCTCTGGGCGGTCTTAGCCCGATGTACTGCTACCTTCTTGGTCCAAGTGGCAGGAACGCTAGCATTTATTATCAATTTGTTTTCAATGGTTGGAAATTTACTCTGATATTTATTTCTTTCTAGAACATGGCTCTCTATTACATCGCGAGTTTTTTCAGCAAAAGGGGCTGATGCTGGTACTAGATTGTTCAACATATTAGAAATGCTATTATCAATCCATTTATAAAATTCTAAAAATTTATCTAAATCGGGAGTATTAGAAACCCTTTGGAAAAAAAGTTGTCTTATTTTTTCCATATTTTTATATCTGGTACGATATCTATTAACCGGTTCGCCAATAAGACGATGAAAATCTTGTAGCGTTGCAAAAAGATTAAGCATATCCTCCGATATCGATCGATACATACTTTTCTCAAAAGCATAAAAATATTCTATAGGCCGTGATTCTCTAGTGAAAATCTCTCCTTCAAAATCGACAATATCTACTTGATCATCAGAATAAATTATATCTGGTAATTCTTGTCTATAAGCATAAATATTTTTACGTTCAACTACATCCGTGCTGGAGGCTGCAAAATTAATAGCTTTACCAACATATTGCTGAGAGAGAACACCCGATAATTGTGAATATGAGCTTCCACCAGTACCATAAGAAAAATCTGGAACAGTAAATTCTCCACTAGCATTGCTTCCAGTTATTGTATCAAAATTCCAATTAAGAGCTAACGTAGCCATTTGTGGAACTTGGACTGATTCTGCTGTTTTGGCATAAACTGGTTCTCCACCTCCATCTCCTCCTTTTTCGAACAAAAATGAATTTTGATATGGATGGATTGTACCGTAATTTTGATCGTCAATAGCATGAGCTAGAAGCTCTTGTCTTGTCAAATCTTTTAACCAATACCTCAAAGAAGAAATATAAACATCGGAAGGATAGTTTACAGTAGCATCGGTAAAATTCTGTCGATTGGCACCAATATATAATCTTTTGGGATCAGCAAGGAAAGCAAGATTATTTGAATTAACCGGGTCGGTCCAAGAAGATGTAACCGTAAATTCATTAATAACCTGATTCTCTATTGTGTTGATTCCTTGAAATTCGACATTTAAAGATAAAGGAATGTCAGTTGTACCAGACATAAAAGGAAAGAAAGGACTTTTTTCTGGTTTTACTTTGACAGCAAAACTCCATTTTGAATTTTGATAAACATCTTCAAAATAGCTACTTGTCAAACTACCGAAAGAACCGGTTAAAAGAAAGTAAGCATCGGGATTTGTTTCTGTAATATTATTTCGAATTACATATACCTGAAAACTACCACTACCTTCTGTCCTAATCGTAGCATCAGTGGATTGTTGATCTAAATCTTCAGGTACATACGCACCAAATATTGAAGATGTATAATTTGGAAATTCTTTAGTGAAATTATTATCAATACCAATTTTTGGAGCATATTTCGGAAAAACAACTTCGGTTTCTATAGTAGCAGCTGCTGATTCTAGCCAATTAAATCCTTCACTTAGGTTCGGGGGATCCCAACTATTGAAGCCACCCGATACAAAGCCAACTGAATACGGATTAGAAGAGTCATAATTAATATAGACGCTAGCGTTATTATTGTTGAAAAAATCAACATATTTTTGTTTTGAAGAAATTACACGATAATTCGTTCGAATATCTTGTTGATAACCATCAGAATAAATACTTAAACGAAGTATCTCTTCATCAATGCCCAGACATCTCAAAAGATTGCGAAAAGATTTGGCGCTTCCTTTTGTTTTATTGAGATAAGTTAAATTATTATAGATATTTTTATATATTTGGTTCTTGACATCATAAAGTTTTTTAGCAAACAGGATTTTTTCATCTCTGTTGTTAGCATATGCAAATAAAGAATTATCAGTTAAAATTTCTTCTGTTTCAAAACCAAAATCACTCAATAATTTTTGATTAAAGAAAAATGGCTTTTCATTATCTTTAGCGTAGCGTACATCTTTTAATGTCGGAAGAGCTTCTGTTTGAAGATATAAGGTATCCAAATAGCTGGCAATAATTTGTATCATATTGGCTAGATTTTCTGATCCCTCATTGACATCGTTTTCTATAATCCAAGCAGGAACGTTATTAATCAACGCATTCGCATTGACACTATCATAAAACTCCGCTTTTTCCTGCAATGCTGCTAATTTCGCTACAACATCTGGGTGGAAATTGTATATAATGGGATCTTTGAATTCAAAGGGTGCGGCTGATGCCGAAACAATTGCAGATCCAACATTACGAAATCCAGATGCATAACCTATAAAATTGCCATTACTAATTCTTCCGGAATAATCTAAAATAGTAGAATCGACTGAAGCAGTTCCTGTAATTCCCTCATTAAACTTATAATAAACCCCCAAATCAGTATTTGCGGTATCCGTATTTGTACCACCAGCTACTTGATCGATATAAAATCTACCGATTTGTTTAGCATTTCTCTCTGTTTTCCAGTATCGAAACTCGTCAAAAGAAGTGCCAAACGAATTGGCCCAGCCAGCAGAACCGGTCATGGTTACGTTATCCGCGACGGGGCCAGCATTTGCACCCAAAGCTGCAACTAAAGAACCGGTCACTTCTCCTATGGCACCGGAACCTGTGACATCTCCTACACATTTTCCATCCACGTAAAGTTTCATATAATTAAAACTACCCGAATTCCCATTAGAAATAGCATAGTGGTGCCACTTATTATCAGCTATAGTAGATAATCCCGTCGAAACACTATGGGTTAGAGCTGTACTACCTGATGCAATTCCAAGAAAAACATAAGGTCTATTGGCTGTTAAACTATCTACATAAATTCTAAAATCACCACGGTGCGTTCCAATATTCGAGCCGGTATTCAAAAGATGAAAAATCGTCTCCGTTACATTAGCGGCTGCGCTACCGAGGAACCCACTTTTCTTAAGCCAAAATTCAACTGTAATACCGGAATTGGGATCAAATTTAAGATTGGATACCCGTTTTTCAGAAACATCATAATAATTTGCTTTAGATATTGCAGTTGTAGATTTTCCTGGCTCTTTTTCTATTTTAAAATTACCAAATGGATCCGGATTGGGACCTCCTTTAAAATATACATATTCAGGATTGCTGGAGCTAAAAAAATTAAACGGGGGTGCAGCAATTATCCCAGCGGCTCTGCGAGAACTTCCCACCGTAATATAACCAGTCGTTCGGGGGTATTCATTTTTAAAAATATATCTATCTAAATAAGAAGATGATAATTCCCATTGAACTGCCTCTTTCTTAGAACCATCATAGGGATAAAAATTATGAATGCGTACAAAAGCGTCTCCATAATACTTTTTTGCAGATCCAAACTTTGCAAAATTCGAAGCCGTAGCAAAATTTATATGAGGAATAAACCTATCTTCTTTAGTATTAAGTACTTCGAGGTATTCTACAGATTCTGCATCTGCTGTAATTGAATTTGGAGTACTACCACTAAAGATAGATTTTTGGCCGGGGAATTCAGCACTAGTGAGTGTCGAATCATACGCAGTGGTGTCTCCACTCCCGGCTGCTCCGGGGTTTGGCTTGTATCCACCTATCGTTTTACTAAATTTAGCCATCTAAATCTTCCTCGACTCTAAATTTAAACTCGTCTCTTACATTTGCATAGTTATTGTTATTAAAATAAACAAATTCTAGCTTATAGCCATATCCAGGCTCAAGAAGTGACATATCTAAATCGAAATAAGAGCCAGAGGCGTCATAAGATAATCTTGTATATGAACCAGCAGAACCATTACTCTGCGGAGTGGAGCTTCCAGTACCAAAGGATATTGCCAGTGTACCATCAATTATTCTCGTAACTCTATAATAAATATCTTCCAAAATAAAATTCTGTGGATCTGCATTAGCTACAGTGTAGATTGATGGATTCCAATCCTTTCGTCTTGCAAAAAGTTCAAAGCGTGCTTTTTCATTGTTCAAATATGAATCTTTAAGATTAGTTATATTAAAGACATATTCAGGCTGTGTGGAAACACTAGATAACCCATAAGTTGATGGAGCGAAAGAACCCGTGTAAATGACTGTTCCTGGTACTCCGGACTCATTTAGGTACCAGACATCAAATATTCGTGTAAGTGCCGGAGAAGACGCCGTAATGGCGAATGACGCCGAATATATACCCATAGTATCAGGCAATGATTGTTTATTAGCTAATACAAAACCACCACTAATTACAGTTGGGGTATCCTCAGAAACATTTGAAACACTCGTAACAACGTTTAATGCAGAACCAGACGGTTTCGTATTATCAGTAGAGCCGGAAAATAATTGAACAAAAACAGGCGGTACCATAGCACCTTGTTTATATCCCCATGGATCACCAAAAGTTTTAAGTTGCCCATTGACATAATTATACACGAAGAATTTATTAAGATTATCCGTCGCTGGAAGAAGGCTACTACTATAAAAAGTCTTTGCCCGGTCATCTTTAAGAGAAGAATCCCACCTTGCTTCGACTACAGGACGTTTAAAGAAAAATTGTGTTTTACGTGCAAAGAATTTCTTAGTATAGTAAGATCTTTTAGCTCCATCTGGATTTTGAATCGAAGAACTTAAATCAACACCAAGAGAACTGGAAAAAAACGCTTCTTGACTTGATGTTAAATGGATCCCAAGTCCATAATTTGAAAAGCCGCCGCCGCTTGAGCCAGTAATCCATTTTTCAACAATATCGGTGATATCTAATTCAATATCTTGATTAGCTTTCGTTAAGGTCTGAGTCTTTTCATATGCATTTAAATAATCACCGCCAATATTTGTCCAACTAGTAGTCCCCGCACTTTTTATCCAATTTGCGCCCACGCCATCCTTAGTTAAATCCGTGTAATCATCTATATCCATCCCATAGCCTTCTTCCCAAGTGCGGCTTAGCGGAGTAACAACATATTTGGGATCTTCAGGAGTTGTTTGACCATGTTTGGCATTAAAAAGACGTAAATAAAATTTTACACTGCCGGATTCCGGAAGCACGGTGGTTCTATCAGTTCTCATTTGGGCACTATCAAATTGAACCAAAATCCTAGATAATTCTTGTGTCTTAGAAAAACCGATAGTGGAACCAGAAGAAATCATCTGCCCATATATGGAAAAAACCTCCATCACATCAGAAGCTCCCATGTTGGCTCCAGTCGCCCTAGTCCGGAGATTTGGATCAAAAGCATTTGTTATGGTGGTATCTTTAGTTGCTATATATTTTTTTATTGCCATTATAAAACAACGCCCTTGAAATCTGAATTTGGAAATTTAAATTCATACACTGCGTCAATGGGTAATTTTAGATACCTTTTATCTGCCGAAATATTGCTCGCGATATCATATGCAGAACTAGAATAATTTGTTCCCAATTTACGCACTATCTTAACATCGGTAGTATCTGCTACACCAACCACTGCATTAAGCTTTTTATATATTGTGGTTATGACTAAGTGTTCACCCATACTTGCTTTGGTGGAGAATAAATCTTGTAATGCAGAATAACATCGCTGTAAGACAGTATAATTATTAACGTTATTTTCACTTAAAACTTCAAACTCTACCCCAAAATTAATAATTCGTCCATTTAATATATCAATAGAATCATTTATCATTCTATATTTATTTAACCAGAATTTTAAATTTTGTTTAATAGTCTGATTAGATGTAGTGAAATCACCATTCTTATCTTTAGATAAAATAAATAAATTTAAATTTCTCTTAAAAGAATCATTATCTCTCACTATTGAGCATCGTGATATACTGCCAAATCTTTCCGGCATTGAATAAATCAACGTCTTGTAATCTTGCTTAGTAACAGCTCTATTTTGATTATGAAATGCACCGTAAGCTCGTTGTTTAACTTCTTCCGAAGTTATATTAACATTATCTCCTACCAAAGAATCTTCATTCAAACATTCCAAACTACTTTCAGTACTAGAAATTAGCGATGTATTTAGATTAAAACGATTTTGAAACTCTATTCTTGGATCGATAATTTGGGTTATAGTCCCAACAGGTGCATTCAACGTCTGGGCCGTGCTCTTTCGATAAATAACTGTCAGGGTTGTGTTAGCAGGAGAAACTCCCAATTTATCACTACTAATAAGATTAGAGGGATCAAAAGTTAAATCAGTGGTAAAATCTCTACCATGTAAATTTAAAATAGTTTTACTTGGTTCAGCTATTGGATCTGTTTTTATTTCTGATTCGCTGCCATGACCAAATTGTAAAAATAGTTGATTAGGGGTTCTATCGACCACAAATCGACGAGGTACCGCAGCGGGTTTAAATATTGAGGGTGCTAAATCCGAAGATGTCGTATTTGGATTTCTTATCTCTTTATAGATAACATCTTGTGACAAATAATCTACTTCAAAATATTGGTTACCATTCGAATCATGGACAGAAATAATTTCTGATATTATACGCCCACCCGGTACTTCCACCCTCAAAAACTTCTCGTAAATTCCAATTGTTGTTTCATACGCATCTAATTCACCAGAAATAACTCTACCAGTTTGTTTGATAGCATAAGTTAATGGAATTCCTGTACTATTATCAACTGTACCGACAACAATATTTGTACTAGATGCAAAATTGACATCTTGTGCCAAGGTAAAAACTGAGCCCCCCGGTGCACCTACTATCGATCCTCTTTTTAAAACTGGGCAATATCTAGTATCGGGACCGCTGCCCACAGAATTAGCTGGTACCAATATAAAAAAGGATACTTCTCCATGAGATGTAGGAACACCATTGTAATTATATCCCATCTGCTTGGCAATCTTGACGATATTATCAAATTCTAAAGCCGTTCGAAGAAAAGATTCATTTGCTTGGTAATCAAGATAAAAAGATAACATATCTCCCACATAAGAAACAAGATCGAGCATCATTGAACCAAAGGAAGCTTCATTAAAATCTTTATACGAATCTGCGTAATATCTTTTGACATAGCTTGTTAATTCGTTTCTAATCGACGTAAAGTCTCTTGCAGTATAGTCGATTGCTAGTTCTTCGGTTTTTTTGACTGCCATGTTAATACCTCAACAATATTAATTAGTTATTTTCAGCGAAATCCAATCTCAATGTATCACTCTTTCCAAGATTGGGAATTCGATAAACAATTGCAATACCTAATAAGTTTTCATAGTCATTTGAATCAAAACGTATATCATTTATCACAATAAATGGTATATACTTCCCCACTTGGCTTAAAATTCGGGATTCAATTCTTCCTTCTGTTTGGGATACCATCTGCTCAAACAGAAAATTTCTTATACCAACACCAAAATCAATATCCATTATTCTTTCGCCAGGACTTGTCATTATAAGATGAAATAGATTTTGTTTTATTTCGTCGACTAATGTTTTTATTAAAACGAAATGTCCATCAACATTATCAACTGATAGTGGTAATTTAGCACCAATCCCATACATTTCTAATCTCCTAAATAGTAATTACTTATTCTAAATAAATTTTAACCTTTAAATTTAACCATTACGCTTTTATAATTAACTTTCGTCTGCCGAATCTTGTGGATCGTCGGATTCGCACACAGTCACATCGATACCAGTATCTGGAATGATGGGGTTGTTGGCATTGTGATTTTCGCTAAGAGGCTCCAGTGCACTCAGTCCTAAATAAACCATCCCAAAAGGTGTAATAGGGGCAGACGGATCGCCAAATGGAGGTGGTATAAGAGGAATGGGGCGAATAGCCGCCATAATTCCCGGTAAATATTTATCACTTACTCCCGTTAGACCCTGAATCTGAAAGGCTCGTTTCCATGCCGGATCTGTCGTCTGCACGAATCCTTTTAAAATTAATTTTGGTGTCAAATTTTGAAAAAAGGACACAATTGCATTATCTGCTTTCGAAGTTGATATTCTATCCAAAGCTGATTTATTGATACCAATATTGCCTCCCTTTTGTTGAAAATCTGATGTTCCGTTATAAGAATAGTCATCTATATATTGACCAGCTGAATCTCCTAAATTATATAAAAGCTCTTTAGTGGAAACAAATAAATTATTCATCCCAACAGCAGGTTCAACGGGAAAGAAAATGGTGTGTAATAAGGCCAGATTTTTAATTACATCTTCAGAAAGAATATATTTACTTAATAGCTTTCCTTTTTCGGTATTAAAAAGTTGTTCTGTCAAATACTCATCAAGAGTTCCTAGTTTAGTGTCGGCTCCTAACGAACTTGGCATAATCATTTCTGTTATTTTGCAAAAATTATCAACAAATCCTGGGATTTGTTTCATTTTGATCATTGCTATTTTACCTAAACAATCTTTATAAAGGTCCTGCTGTTCCTGGGTTCCGTATGTCCCCGGAGGCGGTTCTTCAAGAAGTACTTCTAACACATCTTGTGTAACATAATCTTTACAGAGCTTTTCTAAAGCAACTTTATCTTGCAAACCTGTCCAAAAGGAGTAGGGCTTTTCGGGGGTAGCACCTGCCTCGATTTGGATTTTTTCAATTTCTCCTTGTTTTTCCGCGTAATATTTAACAAACTGACCATAAGTTGTGTCGAGAAGCTCTTTGGCACTATATTCTGCAAAGCATCCTTTTATTGGTAAAGAATAAATCCTTTTTAGTCCAATATTACTTGTATTGGGCTCTATAACCATCTCTTGCTGACGCAAATAGCGCGAGGAAAACATTTCTTCTTTTAGAGATTCCCCTGCGGTACCAAATTTGTAAGGATTTTCCGAGTCGCCACTATAGATACCTTCAGCTTCAGCTGTTAAATTCTTTCTTAAAATTTTAGCAAATGAGCCGGGATGATTCGGACCCATCTCGTAGGTCGTGTTTAAAATATCTGCCCCATTGCCTTGCGCATCAGATACAATTTGCCAACTTTCAAGGACTGCTTCTTGTTCATGAACCAAAGTATCTTCTGTCTCTAAAATATTAAAAAGTCCTTCAGATTCGACCAACACCGCAATTTCAGGAGGAAGTTGATCAAGAGGAGATTTCGTAACATCTAAATCATGGGGAAAAACATATACCAATCTTTGCCCAATAGTAATATCCTCAAACCAATCTGACAAAGGACGATTAGCGTATGTACCAGCTTTAACATGATCAAAAAAACCATAAGTAGGGTCGGCGCTCCACTCCGCGCACCACTCTGTCTCACTTTCATCGCCACCTGGGCCGCCGCCGCTGTTCGCTTCATCCGGAGGATTGATGATTCCAGTAATACATGGAGCCGTAATAAAATCACCGTATGCTGTTCCTAAAGTAGAATCGGTGATATTCTCCCCTGAAAGGTGGATCATTGAAAACAAAACACTATTAAGCATAGCATAATCAAGTGCTTTGGTACTAAAATATGAATGGCCTTGGCTGTACCATACTTCATAATAATCTGATACTATTTGTGTAGCTCCGCTATTGAAAATTTCTTGAGATTGGGGTGATAAAAAAAGTGCACCTCCTTCAGCATTTGGATCCGCGAGCCCTTCTAATGATAGCACTGATTTAGCGGGATTAATATTATACTGGGTGCCGCCATCGAAGCCGAAATTAAAAGCCAATTTCCAATTAAGCCATGATTCATCTCCAGTTTCATCAGTAAAATGAAATAGAAATGTTTCTTTGTTTTTATTTAATTTAAGCTTCAAATATCGCTGAATAACAAATCCACCATTTTTTGTGGCGGCTCCCAAAGGAGTTAATTTATTAGAGAATGCTTTATTATATCCCAATAATTGTTCAATAAAATCATCACCGTCAGCGAATGATGGATCCGGATCCCCTATATTTTTAGCAAATAATACCCCACTGTTCTGCTCCCAAATCGCTGTGGGTATTTTTATTCCAGGGAGGGTTTCGTCGGGTGGAGGAAAATCATAGGGAGCCGCACCAAGAGAAGCTAAACCGAATGCTGCCACAAATGTCCCCCAATCACCGAAATGATGATCCCTCCATTTGGTTAGCGATATCATACCTCCAACTCCTCCTGGACCCCAATCATTCTCTTCCAGCGGTTCTATTATACCCTCTGCAGCTGCAGTCTGGATAATGGGGTCAAGAAAAGTAGCTAACTGTGCCCACGTTATATAACTGTACTGGACGCCCGTTTCTGTCTGTGTGTCTTGGTTCCCTTGAACACTAGTAGCGGGGGGTTCTTTATAAAAATTTGATCGATTTTGTTTTCGTATAGAACTTCGAAATGCGCCAGCATTAATTTTATTATCACCAATTATTAAATCCTCTTCCCAATTAATATTTAATTCTTCATAACGATCAAATAAGGAATCTAAAGCATCTATATTAATATCAACAGTAGAGCCTAGTTGATCTTGTTCGTCTATTTCTTCATTAACTTCATGGAGAAGAGGAAAAGTATGATAGAGTTTAGCGGGAAAATATGTATTTTCTTCCGTAGCTGGGTTCATAACATATGGACCTGAAAACCCAGATTCACCGTCTTCTTCCCAAGGAACGCCAAAAAGCTCCTCTATATAGGTGGGGACATCGACATTATACTTGACTTCTTCATAAACAAGATTATTCGGTTTATAAAAATCATAATCAATCAGATTCAAAGGTAAGTCAGAATACCAATAATCTTCTAATAATTTTCCATTAGTTTCTCGCTGCATGCTCAATATTGCATTTTTAAGTTCGAGCTTTTCATAATCAATTCCTGAAATTTTTAAAATCTCTGATACAGGACCATCGATTTCTTCAATTTGTTGTTGTATAATGTATATAAGACAAGTTTCCTTTAATTCTGGAAGGTAATTTTTACCAACAGGGTCTTCCAACACCCACTGTAAATTATATTTCTTGTTAACTTTAATATCTGTTTCATAATCATAGATATCGTTAATATCTTCAAATACTATAGTTTTATCTAATACGGTAATCGGTGTACTCCCAAACGAACACCCTATATCGAAGAGCACCATGTCTAAACATATATTAAGAATCTTCTCAAAATAGATATCTGAGTGTCTCATCGTACTGCTTTTAATGGAATAAACCATATATTTTAAAAATATTAAATTATCTTTTAATAAATCTACAGGTCGTACCGCAGTAAAAATTAATAGTCCTCTGAGAATGTTTTCTAATAAAACCACACGGATATATGCCAGTACTGCAATTCTCTCTAAAGCCTTTTCAAATGCGCCTTCGACACACTCTTGATCCCGTGTCATGAGGCGCGCTAAATCTTTAAGAGAATCAGTGTTTAGTAAATCACTTAAAGTAGGAGGAGTCGATGCGCTAGTACTAAATTCATTGCATATAATATCCTCCAGCTCTCTCAAAGATGCTTTACCAGACAAAATCAATCTATCGAATACATCAATATTGAACATAGGCGAAGTGGACACTTGAGTTAAAATATTGGTAACTCCGTTTGTAAATGCTAAATCGTATATTTTCATACATGATTTCATAAATTTTCTTCTGCGATTTATGGTCGAATCGCCAATATCATCAAATTCATGAATAAGGGATCCGAAAGAATCGGTAAACAAAGCAGAAAACAACCATTGCTGATAACTGAGAATTTTTGCTGTGTCGATATCTGTTATATCCAGTACCCCTTCATCGCTACCCAATATTTCATCTCTAAGTTGGTCGGCGGCTTCAGTGAGATTAACTGTATTTTGATCGCCTGTGATATTTTCTAATGGTATCGAAAAAGTAGGATAATCTCCCGTATCATCGCTGCTTTGCGCTAATTGTGTGTTCAAATTAGTAAATTCAGACGAACGATCATATATACGCAATTCCATAATATCAATTGGGTAGTTGCTTATGCTAGTAGCAATTTCAAAAGGAATAGGAAGATCTGGAATTTTAGTAATAAAATCCTGTGCCTTGATTTGAATATACTTCGGATATGCAAACTCAATTAATTTAGCAGTAGACTTCGGAAATTTAGACTTAAATTGTTGAAGAGGAGCTAATGACGCAGAAGAAATTACCGGTACCACCACTTCATAACCATATCTCAAAAAAGACTCATTAAAAGTAGTAGAATTATCATAATCATAACCAATAAAATCCATTATTGCTGTTGTCTCTGTCATGAACGCCTCCATCGACATAAATGCGTATGGGTCGGTGGATGAGATAACATTGAATCCAGCCGGGGTGTTATCTGTATACCACGTGATATCTTGTGATGTATACCACGCCTCATGCTCCTCCCAAGAAATAGAATGATAGCCAATAGCGGGAACTGTTTTATACCGGACAAACGGACTTTCCAACATTTTATGATAATTGATAATGGTGTAATGTTCTTTTGCTGGTACATTTGAAGCTTCCAAAGTTGTATTATGCTCATTCTCCTCAATACCATTAAAATGGTTCGGATATATATTCACCGGTCCATATCTTTGAATATTTGAATTATCTAATAATAAATTAAGTTTTAAAGATTCAGCAACTTTTCTTACAGTTATATCTCTCTGGGGCCATGTGGACGAATCCGTGATTTTATAGCCTTTACTGACCCAAGTATTATTATAATATTTCATAGCATCCGGGTGGGATGTAGGTACATTTGAGTTGCAGTAGTTGTCCCCACACATAACTTGACCGTAGATGGCGGCCCAACTTTCGCCTATATAGTCCCGTCCCTCTTCTGGCATTCTCTTATGTTCTGGATCTGTATCGCCTCCTTCAATAAAAACTTCGTCGACAAAGATACCTTTTAATCCCCGAGATTCTAAATCAAATCGGGCGCGAGCCATGTCTAATAGAGAATCAGTTGCTTTATCAGTAATTTCTTGTACATAAGGAGGGGTTTCAGAAATGATACCTTTCCGCCCAAATGACGAAACGAGTGGAGGTATGCCAAGCAAATCCGTCATATCGGAAGCCATTAACAAATCTCCCAAATGTTCTAAGCGTTTTCTATCTCTATTGAGTTTACTAGCTAAAATCGATTTGCAATCCTCTTCGCTATAGCCTTTTTGTTTTAATTGTTCACAATACCAATCATCTTCCAGATTTCTTTCACAAGAACCTATAATAACTCCGATATTGGAGACAACACTCGAACAAAATGTCAAATCAATATAACTTCCTAATAAAAGAAAAAATGTCTTAACTTCAGTTGTATAATCGAATACTGTTCTCAAATTTGGATAAACATATCCGGATGGAGATACTCCATCCAAATCAGTAGCCTGTATAACTTTAAATATTAATTTGTAAATTACTTCATTTGCTTCACCCAGCATTATAGAACAAATTTCAGATGGTTTCAGAATTCTTGACAATTCGTCCAACAAATTTAGTGATTCACCCATCAATTCACTAGTAGGTAATTTGCCCATTTTTTCAAGAATATTGAAGAATATCTCTCCGTCGATAGACGGATCACTTAGCAAGTCATATATATTTAATTCACCAGGGTGATTAGATTGCAAACCAGAAAGACTAGATGGGGCAGAACCAATTCGGTCAAAAATCTTCAATTTTTTAAGTTGCCATGGTGACATATCTAATGTCGATTCTGGTAGTGTGCCTAAGCCAGGTTTTATAGAATTTTCTATATTATCTTTCTCTGTAAGTGATTCTATCGCTGCAACAATATTCGCTCCCTCACATAATTTTAAAAATTCATCTATTACTGTTTTTACTAAACCACCTATGGTACTAGCAATTAATAAGAATGCTTGGTCAAGAGCCCGATCAAGTTGAGCCAGCGGATCATCATGCCCACGTGGAGCTTCTGGGATTTCGAAAGTGGGAGTATAATTTTCAATACGATGAATTGTTCCTTCCGGATCGAAAAGACGAATTTGTCCCAGAATATCATTTAAAAAATCTTCAGGATGAAGTAACTTTCTAATAAGAATAGCGGGAACAGGCGGTGACAAAATTGCTATTAATGTTTCTTCGAGTTCATCACGATACTTATCCAAAATCTTCAGTATACAATTTAAGACGCCTTCGTGATCTAATTTATCAACTAATCTTACATTTAATTCTTGCAAAAGTTTTTCTTGTTGTTTTGTTCTGAAATCAGCATCTTGCTTTGCAGCTGCATAAATATTTGCATTTTTTAAGTCGGCGGGAATATTATCTAATGATTCAATTGACTTAGAAAAATCCGGACCCAAAGCAGACTTTATTTCTCCATTAGAATAGCAAAGATAATCATCCTCTATACTTTTTATAGCATCGTTTACTACCTCCATCAATCCTTTGGGCGCTGCAGCTTCTTCATCATCCTCACTAACTTTAGTATCGGTTAACCCCGGTGGAGGAGTCCCTTCTTCTCCAAAATTAGCGGAAGCTGCGGTGGTGGTGTTAGGATCAACACCAAAGGGAATCAAGTTCGGGCACACTTCTTCCAAATACTTTTTCTCTGCAAGAATTTCTACAAAAGCTTTAAGATTTTCATAACCAATTGTTTTTAAAACATTTTTACGAATAAGTGCCTTAAGATCGTTAACAGGCAATACTTTACCTAAGCATGTATAAGCAACAGAAATAAGATTTTTAATATCAATTATATTAAGGATGCGCTTATAATAACCTTTCGAATCAACAGCGCCATCGAATATCTTTTCCATCTCAGATAATGCAGTATCAAAATTATTTATTCTAACATCTTTCCTGCTATTATAGGTCTTCGCTCTTTTTGCGGGATTGATTAATTTTTTAGTTTCTTCTTTTAGCTCTTTTTCTGTTTTAATTGTTTTATCGCCACTTTTTGGCTTGTTATCAAATATGGTTTGTACTTTATCACTTATTTCTTCGGAGGATAGTCCTTCTTCTTGTTTTTTCGGTGCTGAAGGGAATAAGCTGATTTCTGGACCTATTGTATACTTCAATACAAGCTCTAAGCCAGGATATTTGTCAGACTCTACTGCTGATTGCATATCTTGTCCAAAACGCAAATAAGCAAGAGTACGTGGGGAGCAACCAGGATTTTTATTAGGATTACGAAAACAAGGAAGACTTATGCCCAAATAGCGCGATGGACCTTCTTGTGTTTTTTGTCGTCCACTTTTACTCTTCTTTTTCGACATTACAACAAGTTTCTTATTTGGTGGCTCATAATTTGTCTGCTGATATAACACCATTTTAAGCCTATGTCTGAAATCAAAACCAAATATCAAACCATCCGCTCTATCGGTTTGCAATGTTGCATCATTAAGAAACATAAATTCTTTTAAGGCAGGAAGGAATTTTTTTAAGTTCTCCACTTCCATATTGACAATAAATTTTGGATCTAATTGCGAATTAGCTTTAGAAAGTCGTTTTTTGAAATCTCTAGAAACAACTCTTATTGTATCATCGATCCATTTTTCTATCTTGTTTGTTTTAATCACCCACCAATAATCTATTTTCTTGTGTTCAGTGGATAGTTTCTCTAGGCTTGGATTATCAATACGATAAGGATTAACATCCAAAAATGGATGCTCAAAATAAGTTCGAGGAATTCCTATTAGAAATTTATAAGTTTTGTCTTTTCTAGAACTAGAAGATTCCTCAACTATTCTGGCGAATAGACCATTGTTAAGTTCAAGAAGTTTGTCAACAAATCCAGGAGATCTTTTTTTGTCGTAGTATGACAAGAGCCTGATAACTCCTTTCCTTCTAATCATCTCCTTGTCAGACGTACCAGGAAGATTTTTGCCTCGATGTTCGTACATAATACAATATTCATTTGTCTTTTCATTCAGCCATGGTTCACAATCATCTTTCTGAGTCCAATCAGGTTCTATAAAATTAGGATCAGGTTCTGGTACTTCAATTTTTGGTATAGTTAAAAAGTCAAATTCTTCATTAGTCTTCTCCGAAACATTTCCAAATGGCATTAAAGTACGAGAGTCAATAAATTTAGGATATCCTGACTTTATAAAAGTATGTTCATGATTCTTTGGATAATACTTGAGTTTAAATTGAGAAAATAAAGCTCCTTTACCAAAACCCTCCCTTACTACTTGAACCTGTGCCCCATTTGGAAGACGACCTATTATGGGTGCGCCCTTAAAAATCGCATAATTTCCAGTACTAGCTTCGAAAATATCCTGTTTTTTCGTTATAGAGCTATTATTGTTGGTTGTTTTAATATAGCCAGTTCGCATTGTCGCATATTTATCATCTACATCTGGAGTACCGGGTGTGCCAAAATATACATAATGGGTAGCTTGGGATTTCTGAATAGGTTGCCAGCGCGAGACTTCTGATGGTTTGAATTCGTCGGACTCTACTGTTATTAAGGTAGTGCTGTTAGGTGGACCATCATTCTCCGTGAGCAATTGAAGGGCGTTTATCCTATCTTGCCCCAAAGTATATACGTGTGGATATTTCGAGATGAAAGCTACAAAATCCAAATGAGAGATTGTACGAGGTGCGGGGATGTCCGGTTCATCGATAGGCTCGAAATTCACTGAAATTGTTGAAATATCTATTTCAAAACTTAGAGTTGCAGAAGATGCATCAGTTATAGATGTTGTTGTAAATTGTTCATATTTATCCCCCAATACGCTTTTTAAGACATTTTCCGTATTAAAGGGTACACCCATATCGACTGTGGTACGTACCAAATAATAAAGTGTTAGAAATCCATTATTTTTGAAAGCAGGAGAGTGAGTAGCGGGATTTTTAAAAGCATCATTATCATATAAAGACTCTTCAACGGTATGGTTGCCCTCCACGATACCCAAATATACATTAACTTTTCCTTCTTCATCTAATGGGATTGTTAGAGTAGAAATCTCATTAAAATCTGCGGAATCACTAATTAGAAGTTGGCTGGTTTCTGGATTATAAGCATGTGCGCCAGCGCCATCTGGTGGCGGCCCGCTGATTTTCTGAAAAAGAGCTGCAGCTTTTGGCTGATCCCAAAAATCAAAAGCGTCAGAAGTCAGAAGCCCCTCATCTGTTAGTCCTATAATATCTGCCATAAAAATCTCTTTTGTTAATTTGTGCTATTATACCTAGAATTTATATATTTCTTACCTGTGAGTTTCAAGTAATTGTGTCCTAAAGTCTTTAAATTCATTTTGTGATTAACCAGAGCTGGAACTGAATTTGTGAGCATTTTTATTATCTGTCCCAATCCTTCTTGAGGCATAATATCTATATCCATGCTCGTAGGTATACCAAAAAATGGACTATAATGATAATGATTCATAACAGAAAAGTTAAATCTAAGTTGATAATTAATAAAATTAATCAACGTTCCATCTAATTGGGATATTTTGGTTATTACCTCTTGCAAGCAATCGGTTAAATTATCACCTTTTACAAATGGTTGCATATCTTTATCGTTATTTCCAGCAATAAGGTCGATACCTCCCACTGACATTACCGAACCACCTTGTGAATTCATAGGATCGGTGCCTGTGACCAATTTCATACCCTCGCGAGAAATAAGGCGTACATTATCTGCTTTTATAGCAATTGCAGATTTTGCAACTGCGTTTCCGACTAAACCATCAGCTAATTTAAAATACTCATCGATATCTGTCTTTTGTGATATAAAAATCCTTGCAGCATCGCGCCTTAAGTCAGGATCCACAAATATTTTTTCATTATTTTCATTTACTTCTCTAACTTCTGAACCTATTCGACCGGCAACTATATCAATCATTCCAGATTGAGTATCTCCCAAACCACCGTAACCACTATCCCTCGTTGAAGGTCTATCGCGACCCAAAATTATAAAAGTATTATTTTTTCCTTCGTATACTGTCTCACATTCAGCGGCTATGAAATTAGGGAGCGGCTCAACAAGGCTCGCGCATGCGATTCCACGTCCTTCCGTTGTATTGGCGGTCGCAGATAAAAATTTTATTTTGGATTTGCTTAATCCTTTTAACTGTACAGCTAACTTTCCCATTATTCAAACAATGTCCCACGCCAAGCTTTATCGCTGGTTAATAAACCGGTTTTAGTACTTTTTTCACGAACAGTTACAGCATAATTTCCATCTGTTACAAAATCTTCTCCGGTATACCAAGCTTTTCTTGTCAATTGAACTTCCCAATGCCATGCTTCTTTTCTATAAGGAGCTATTCCAAATCTATGAGCATTCTTTTTTACCCATTTGTAAAATTGTGTTTGTTTCTGCTCCTTGTTAGTTTTTGATATTGCCCGAACCCAAACTTTTGTTGCCGCATCAAAATAATAAAAATCAAAGGCTAGCCCGGTTTCGTGAGGACCGGTCCAAGCTCTCCATTTTAACCCTTCTTTCACGCTCTTATACTCGTCTATTAACATAAGATCCCACAAAGTTCGAAGTCTTCGTTCGCCTCGTTGTTTAGCTTCTTTAACCCTCGGAAATTTATCTCCCCAACTGTACAGAAGTTTTCTATAACGCTTTTCAGGAGCGCTACCAAGTGCACATGACAAACTTGTAAAAGGTTTTCTTCCTGTTTCTTTGACCCACGCTTCATTCAACATAATAATTCTTTTAGCCGCCAATTTGTGTACCTTTCTATTATAACAATCAACTATAAGACTCGGATCTAAAGAGCCAATAGGGTAATTTCCCCACCTTACGCGATTGTTGTGAATCCATGGAGTAGCTGGAATAATGGAAACTTCTGTATTATCATATTGATAGGGGGGCAAGTCGCCAATACCAGAAGTTTGTGAAAGAGCTGCTCCGGAGCTTCCGCCGCCTGAATTTCTAGCGCATTTGCCGCCATATTGAGATGGCGCAGCAGAAGCAGCGGGAGGCTTAGCGCCTGCTGTATTAATCCTAATACCATATTCCTTTTGAAGAGCCCTTAAAGTTTTTTCAGCTGCAATGAGCTTTTTCTGTGCTTGTTTAAGCTCGACGCGTTTAATCTTGGCTTCAGCTTGCGACGGACTCCCTTTTAAAGATGTACTCTCAAGTCCTTCAATTTGCCCATCCAATTCTTCAACTTTTGCTTTCTGAATTGCCACATCCTGATTTGCAGCATCTAACGTTGCTTGTTGAGCTTTAGATAGCTTGGGTTTTGCATTTGGATCTTTTGCGACGTCAGCTTCTACTGATTTTTCTTTAACGGTTTTGGACGCGTCGGCAAGAACCCAATTAGAGTCTTGAGTGCCGTCAGCAGTACCCCCACCTTCGGATTTCTTTAAGTCAGAGGTTACTTTATCATTTTTAACAGTCTTCTCTTGGGTGGATGCATCCGATATTTTCTTCAGGGCTCCTCCTGTAGAAGTAGCTACCTCCGGAGTGGATTTTAAATATTCACTTATATTTGTAAATGTAGTCATCAAATTCTGCGGCCATGCTGCAGGCTGCTTAACAGTCAGATTCACCCATTTCCAATATATAAATGCATCTGGATAAGAAATATATTTTTGAGCTGCGTCTCCCAACAGCCACCCAGTTCTCTTTATAACTTCCTCTGGAGGTTTTTTATTGCTATTGTATTGGGGATAGGCTGGTTTCCACTCTTTTCCATATAATCCACTCATAGCTAGAATATTTTTGAAACCGACGTCATGATAAGATTTGAGTCCCCCCACCATTCTTTTTATACCATATTGGGGATATGCACGATATGATTGAGGAATAGCAAAATCGGCAGGTGCCAATTCCGCAAAAGCAAAATTTTTGGCTGCCTGATATCCGGGAATCTCATAAGAAGTCACCCCATAGCACAGTTTCGTCATATTCGCATATTCATTGCATTTATCAGTAAATTCACGTGTTTTTTGTCTCTTTTTCTGGATGGACCATGATCCAATCGATCCATAATTAATCATACCAGCTTCTGGATCCGATATAACACCAATACAACCTGCATCATTTGCTGTACCAAACATATAATTCACCCATTCATCAATTTTATCGAGACGGGGAAAACCCCACAAATATACTCTTATACCGGCATTATGGTAAGCATCGACCATTTCTTTAACTTTTTCAAAAGGTGCCGTTTTGGTACCTTTCTTGTCGGATCCTTGCCACATTCCCAAAGTAGCAATCCAGTCTAATCCCATATCAACCGCTTTAGCAACTGGAAAATTTTTAAGATTTGCATACATATTCGTAAAAAGTCCCTTACCTAAAGGAAGTTCACCGCGATCTCTCATGGGATCAACCGGCGTTCTGTGATTTTTAAAATCAGGAAAATTAGCAACTATTCTAGCAACATCAGTAGATAACGAACCACCTTTGCCCCCACTAGCCAATAATTTTCCACACGGGTGGAAACCAGCAGCACCTTTGCTGGATGCAGCACCTGGGTTGGGAGGTAATACTGTGTCCGTGGGGCCAGCGTAAATACCACCCTCTAGATTATCGACATTCTCAAAAGTAACCCATACAATGTCTCCCACTTTGGGTACTTGCATATTTGTGGTTTTAGCTGCGAAAGTAGGAAATTTGTCAATGGCGGAATCATCGGCACCTACACTATTTTCGTTACCTAAAGTGGTAGGAGAAGGTAATATCGAACCATGAATCTCCGGTATCATACCTTTAAATTTTACTATTTTTGACTCGGACGGTTCGGAATCAAAAAAATTAGTTAAATTATCCCAAAAACTTGGAGTAGAATCATCTTCCTCGATTCTCAGCACGATTGCTTTAAATTGAGTAACACCCTTCACACTCTCAGCTGAAAAAGCAGAGCGCACATTTCCACGAAGGACATCGATAGGATCGATCAGATTATTATATATTAACTTATCTTTTTTACGCTCTACGGCATTTAATTGCCCATATGCAAATCCTTTTTGAGTGAGAATATTATCAGCCATCTTGTTCTTTTCCTATAATATCATAAATCTCATTTTTATCCATCTCTGATAAACCAGAAGACACAGAATTCTTTTTATGTAGAAGAGCACTTATTTTAACCATCTGTTCATTTGAACGCTGCAGAGTCTCTAAATATTTTGCCGCTACCTGTCCCGTCAATTGATGTTGAAGTTTATCACCCTTGAGGTGTGCCATCAAATCAATCAAAAGAGTAGAAGCCATTGCCCGATCTTCTCTTATATTTTCTAATGATTCTTCTATAAGAGAATCAACATTTTTTATAGTTCGTCCTTTTCCCATCGATTTTTAAAAGCCCTATATTTAAGTCGAATCTTATTCAGGTTGTTAACAACTTGTTTAGTGTTTAAACCTGTAATTTCCCGAATGTATAAGTAAATAGCTTTTTTGTTAAAAATATCAATGTCATCTGCGGACTCAAATAATATCTTAATTGATTCTAATACTTTTCTTTCATTTTCTTTAAGATCAAATTCTTCCCATCTTTCTATCTCTTGAAATAAAAAACCTAAAAATTCCGCTTGTTCTCTTCTCTCAAGATAATCATTCTCTACAACTAAGTTCTCGTTAGCACTATCGGCTTTAAAATCATCTATGCAATATTCTCTTTGAAGTTTTTTAGAATTTTTCTTTACTTTGTGGATAAACCAGTTTTTTGTTATAACACTAAAATATGAAAAAGCTTTAGATTTCCTATTGGGGTCGTACTTATCCAATATCGTTGTAAGCCAAATCTTGCAATCATCTTTCAAATAATCAATATTTGGAAGAGTAGTAAACTTATAAGTGTATACAATTTTATCCACCATTTCATCAAAAGCCGGTCCAATAAAATTCACATAAAGATCTGTGCGAATTTTTCGAGAATCTGTTAAAGCATATTCTATTATTGCTTCTTCATGAACTTTGGTGAAATATTGGTTTTTCTTGCGAGTCGTCGAGCGGCTCTTCTTGGTTTTCTGTTCTATCATTATCATATTCTTCCTGGGGGTCTTCTGTTTCCGGAGTGTAGTGTTTATCCTCATGTTCATAAAAATCATTAACTAATTCTTTCGAATGAATAATAAGAGATTCCAATGTCTCATCTCCGTAAAACATCTCTAATTCGTAAATGCTCTTCACGTGGTCGAGAAAATTTTCACTCCTCAACAAAAGTGAAGAAAAATCATTTTGAACATTTATTCTCTCATGTAGTAAAAAATACATATAAACTACACTAACGACATTGAATAACACAGACAAAAATAATAAAAAAGGAAGTAATCCAAACAAATAAATCAACAAAAAAGAATTGAGTATTAAAGAACTAATCAGAAATATTTGTAATATCAACATAATTTAAATTTTTCGTTTGCTCCTTTATATCCTTTAAAATTTCTTTATTATCTTCTATAGCTTCTTTAGTTAATTCACCAACTTTCTTAAAAGATGAATTTGTTTTCTCTGTCGGAGTCTTCTTAATATACACCATGTTGACCATCTTTGTTAAATCGTCGCTACTTTCGCATTCGGGACAATTAGAGGGATTTTCTTGTATTCCATGGAAAATAACAAATTGATGATTGCAATTTTCACATTTATAAGAATACTTAGGCATCCGATGAATCTTCTATCGAAGTCAGTGTATCATAATCATCATTATTCATCTTAACAAGAGGAGGATTCATGACCATAAGTTCTTCCTTTTCGTTGGCTTCAAACTTAAATCCCTTCAAGACGGGAACAATATCGCTTTGTTCCATAAGGGACTTCTGTAAGGCCATCATTATCGCACCAAGTGCTTCATCTGATAATTTCATTATATTCTCCTTTCTTACCATATAAAATTATTCTTGTAATATTCTACAATATTCTTTATTTCTTTATCAAAATTCTTTTTTGGTTTCCAACCAAGATTCTTTAATTTTCTATCATTTAAGGCATAGCGAATATCTTGTCCTTTGCGAAAAGTGTCAAAGTCCACATATTGTTCCCAATTGTCATCGGTACCATAGTATGCCTCTATGATCTTTCTTACAGTTTCTGCGTTCGATTGCTCAAATCCTCCGGCTACATTATAAATTTGGTTAACATTGCCAGAATCAATAATAGAAATCACTGCTTCAGCCGTATCAGCTGCATGCAACCAATTGCGTGTAGGAATACCTCCATCGTGAAGCTTGATCTCTCTACCCCTAGTCAAATTCTTCACTGCCAGAGGAATGAGTTTTTCTGGATATTGTCCAATACCATAATTATTCGTTGGGCGCAAAATAATATATTTAATACCATAAGTTCTAGCCCATGCATGAATAAGCATATCACCTCCCGCTTTTGCAGCCGAATAAGGATTACTAGGTTTCAAAATATCTGATTCCTTATGTGCACCTTTTGTAATATCACCATAAACTTCATCTGTACTGATATGAAACATTACTGGCTTCTCATTGCAATTAACAGGTTTAAATCTCGTCAAATCTAAAAGATTTTTAACCCCCAATATATTACTATTAATAAACTCATCACTGTTGATAATACTATTACCTACATGTGATTCAGCGGCAAAATTTATAATATAGTCACAATCATAAAGACGTTTAACATTTTTAATATCGCGGCGTTCGAAATGAAAATTTTCATATTCATTAAATTCTGTTAAAAGATCGGGATTCGCAGCATACGTTAATTTATCAATTCCTCGCACTTGCCATCCTAGTTTCAATGCTTTACGCGTCAAATAAGAACCCATAAATCCCAAACAACCTGTTATAATAACAATTTTCATTAATACCTTCCGAAAAATCCTTTTATTTTATTACATACGTAATCTACATCTTCCAGCGTCATACCATGGTGTGCTCCCAATAAAAACCCATCTCTCATAATGATATCAGAATTAGAAAACTCTTGTAGATATTCTCTATAAGCAGGATGACGGGTGATATTTCCAGCAAAAGTAACTCTTGTTTGAATATCGTTTTTCTCTAAAAATCTCAAAAGATCTAATCTATTCTCCGTCTGAAGGGGGATTGCCAACCAATTCGGCTTAATACTATCATCCGGTAATACAATTTCTTCAATATCTTCCAAGTTATGCAAATATCTTTCTATGTTTTCCCTTCTTATTTTACGGAATTTATCAAACTTTTTTAATTGAGCTAAACCAAATGCTGAATTCATTTCCGAAGATTTAAAATTATAGCCCACTACCCCGTATAGAAATTTGAAATCGTATAATATCCCATCAACTTGATGGTTGAAGCGCTCATCAATAAACTCAGAATTATTGCCAATACGTCCCCAATCTCTAAGCTGAAGTGCAATATCAAGCTGTTCCCCACTGTTGAACATAGCCATTCCGCCAGAGCCTCCAGCAGTGATTATATGGCTGGCATAAAAACTAGTCGTCGATATGTCGGTTTCGCCAGTGAAAGTTATGGTATCACAAGAATCTTCAATTAAAACAATATCGGTTCTTCCAATGTTACCTAATTCCTGCTTAAGTCGGGCCCAATCGGGTTTATTACCCACCAAATTAGGAAGCATAATAACTCTGGTTTTGGAGGTGATCTTTTCCAATACACTTCGTACACTCGGTACATATTTATCAAGCTCAACATCGCAAAAGACAGGAACACAGCCCAATTGTAGTATAGGGGCAACGGTTGTAGAGAAGGTACACGCAGGAGTTACAACCTCACTGCCGCGTGGAAGAGCCAAGCTGCCGAGTGCTATTAAGTTAGCAGAAGATCCAGAATTCACAAAGACTCCATGCTTCTTGCCAAAAAGCTTGGCAACTTTTTCTTCAAATTCTACGGTCCTCTTACCAAAGCCGGCGAGCCAGCCGTCCCTTAGACATTCTTCGACAGCCTTGATTTCTTCTTCGCCATATGCCTCGAAACCATTAGGGGCATACCAAAC